TTTAATTGCTTCATTGTCATAATAATATTTTTTATTTTTACTCAACAAGAAGATGTATTCATGAGACTTAGTACATCTATCTCTTACCGACTCAGGCATTGGATTGGGTTTATGCCAAATAATATCTTGTCTTAGATACCATCCATCTGCACGTAATGCAAACGCTAACATCCAAGGTATACCAATTAAATCCTTCTCTTTTAATCCTTCTAATTTATTACCTCTTTTGTTACACTTATCTGGTAAGTCTTGTTTAGTCTTACTTACTGATTGTTTAGGATATGCCTGACCTTTACCAGGTCTATAGTTATAATAACTATCACCTATGTTAACCCACAGTGTACCATCATCAGTTAGGCAATCTCTTACCAAACTAAAAACTTCAACTAAGTTTTGTATGAATTCTTCAGGTGATTGTTCCTGACCTATTTGGTTCTCTTCACCACCATAATCCCTAAGACCATAATAAGGCGGTGACGTTACACACATCCTCGCCTTATCTTTGTATGAAGCAAACTGTTTTAACGTCTCTCTACAATCACCATAGAGGATAGAATTTCTCATTAACCAAAGGATGAATCAGGTTCTAATGCAATAAAGTATGTAAGATCATAATCCTTACACTTAAATCTGGACAATAGTTTTTGAGATATAACAACCTCATAAGTACCAGGTATAATCTTAATATTCTCTACTTTAAAGTTAAATACAAAACTATCTGATGTCTCACCAACTGTAATAGCAAAATCATTAGAGGTATCATTCTTCTTATCTCTAACAACAATCCTTACAACACCAGCATCACCAATAACTGCTAAGTCTGGTAACTGATAAATTGCTGCTGCCTTAAGCAAACGATCTAACTGTTGAGTATTAAGATCAAATGATACATCCTCACTAGGAAGATCTAGATTTTTATCAGGAGGTGTAACTATTACACTAGGATCTGCAAAGAAGTATTTGGATCTCATCCTACCTTCTTTAATAACCACATGATTATCATTAGTAAAATCCAAGTCTGGACTCTGATGCAATCCCATACCATTAAGGAATTGATTCAAATCATATATGCCAAAATCCTTTGGGAATGCTTCATTAACTTCTGCTTCCGCAAGAATGTTCTTCATCACACTCATGGTGCGAAGTTTACTACCCTCTTTAAAAAGAATAGATTGATTAATGTTGCTAAAATTCTTGAGTAGATTGACAGTTTTATCAGAAAGTTTCATAACGAGTGTTAGTGTAATCAGGTTCTTTAGTGTTGCCACTGAAGTAATAAAGGAGTAAGCAATAATGCATTGCTTTTAGGATGTCTTGCTTTGCAGATCCCTTCTTATCATAGCGACTCAAATACTTAATTGCATTAGATCTACAGAATGATTCTGCATCACCTACAGAATGAATAAGATCAAGGGTTTGAGTATCTGAACTTTTATTAGTGTAGTGTCCTTGATAGGTAGAAGAGACATAATTTTTTAAGTCTTCAATACCTTTATCTTCTTGATACTTGTGAGATTTATATTTTAAATCTGGTTGAGGTTTTGGATCATGAGCATCAGCAAAAGTTACAGTATCATAACCACTGGTGTCAATTTTGATCTCCTCTACTCCACTAACCATGTTATCTGCCATGTAGTCAACTGCACTAGCATAGTGATTGGTTCCACCAAGACTAAAGTCAACTCCATCCATACTTGCAAATAAATCTTCATCAGTTTTTGCACTAATATGATGTGCTATTTGATCATCATTATCTGCTAGAGGATCACTAGGGAATGGATTTGGTCTATCAGGATCATTCCTATCATAATCATACCAATACTTAGAGTGTTTTGGTTCAGGATTGATTAGGTCATAGTCCTCACTTTCTAATGAGGTGATCCTATCATCATCTTTTGACTTTGGAGGATCATACTCATCAGACTCCTGAGGTGTTACTCTATTCTCGTCACTCATAATAGACATGCTTTTCTCCTAGTATTATAACAAGGATTGATCTTCTTGTCCATCTTCTTCTGATGGTGTGAAGTTAGGATCAACTTTATCATAGAGTTCAAGGAATGACTGCTTAGTCTCATCATCGAATCTATTAAGGCATATGTTAACTGCCTTCTCTTTGTTATTAAAGATACTAAACGCTCTAATGATGTGTGTCAAGCGACGAGTACTAATAACTTCATCAATACCACCATCATAGAATGTTTTACGGATGATGTCTGCCCAGTCTACAAGACGCTGACAGAAGTCAGAGTGTTGATTAAGGTCATGGTCACCTTTAGATAGTCCAACTTCTATTGCCTTTGCTACAAGGATCTTATATTCAGTTGTAGGTGAAGGATACTGTTGTTCAAAGGTAACACAGAATCTTTCTAGGAATGCTTCATTAAGAACATTAGTTCCTATGAATCTACCATCGTCAGATCCCTTACCTTTTGTATTAGCAGTAGCAAGAACATTAAAACCTGCAGCAGGTTTTATAAACTTACCAATCTTCTTAAGGAATACTCCTTTACCTTCTAGGATTGACTGGAGGCACAAGATCTTGTTAGAGGCAAGATCAACTTCGTCCAGAAGCAAGATTGCCCCTCTTTGTAATGCTTCGATAACAGGACCGTTGTGCCAAACAGTGCTGCCATCAATAAGACGGAAACCACCAATGAGATCATCTTCGTCCGTTTCGACTGTGATGTTGACACGAATTAACTCCCTTCCTAATTGAGCACACGCCTGTTCGACGCTGAATGTTTTACCATTACCAGATAGACCAGTAATGAATGTTGGATAAAACAACTTGGATTGAATAATCTTCTTAACGTCATTGAAGTTTCCAAACTTAACAAAAGTTGAATCCTTCTCTGGGATAAGATTTTGAACTACAGCAGGAACAGCGACAGGAGCAGCAGGTGCTTTGAATGAACGTTCGATGTTCTGAACTGCTTTAGTAGTAACTTCCAAATTCCATTTACCCTTCTCTACTTTATGCTTAAGTAGTTTTTTAGTAACTGTCTGATAACCAATATCATTCATGGCACAGAAGGCACGAATATCAGCAGCAGTAAATTCTGTGCCGTATGTTTTCTTCAAACCATCTTTGATTTGGTCTTCAGTCATTTTAATTTCAAAAGGCATAATGATGTATTTGTTTTGTTATATACATTATATACTCTTACAATACAGGAGTATATAGTATGTGTACCAGTTTTTCAACTGGTTTATCATGCAATTAATTCCACGAATTCCCCTAAGACTTTCTTGTTTAGTTTTTTAGTCTTCAAAGATTTAAAGAATGCTCTTTTAATTTGTGCCTTAGTTGCATTTTCCTCAACTTCAAAATCATCGTCTGCTGCAAGAGTAGCAGATGATAAACCAAAGTACTTATTATATCCATCAAGTTCCATAGAGAAACTCTTACTCTTCTTCCATTGTGCTTTTGCTTTAAGTGCTTCTGGAGTATTCCATCCCAAGTAACGATCAATAAAGTATCCAGAATCACGAGGAGCAAGAAGTCTAATACCAACAAAATTGATACCTGGATTACTGTCCTTTACATACTCTATAAGAGTACCTGTAAACTCATTCCATGAATGCTTAATCCTATATGTTCTACCATTCTTACGGTTGCGTAAATGATCCTTTACTGCATTAATAGAATTCTGTCCTAAGTATGGTGTATCTTCCCAACGACGTTCTACTAACTTATGCTTAGGAAGGTGATTTGCTTCACCATCAGTAAGAATAACACATTGAACTTTTTGAACACCAGTTTCTTTTTTAAACTTTGGAAGGATTTGATTTAAGGCAACTATTGTCTCGTTTAATGGAGTTCCAGAGAGTTGTAATCTTGGTGGAGTAGGGTATGAGCAATAGTTCCTCATTCCATAAGCAACTTTCCAAATAGTACGTAATTGTTGTTCAGACTCTTTACTAGTTGAATCACTATTAAAGAATTCCATTAAAGAGAATCTATCATCTACAGCAAGCAATCCATCCTTTGGAGTATAGTGTTGAAGAAGATTGTATCCATTACCTTCTATACTGCGATTGAACTCATAAGTAAAAGCATAAACCTTAAAAGGAATACCAACTTTTCTACAGAACCATACAAGATTGTACAACTGCTTAAGAGTATCCATTAAGCAATTTGCCATTGAACCTGACCAATCAAGAATGAATACTAAACCATGATTCTTACCATCAGCAAGAGTTGTTACCTTCTTGAATAGATCTTCATTGTACTTATAAGTATGAAGTTTAGAGCAATCTAAAACTCCAGTCTTAGATACTGTTGCTCTTGCATATGAATCTGCTGCCTTCTTACATTCAAATTCTTTAACAAGATAGTTTACTTCTTTTTGTGCTTCCTTCCTATACGTCTGATATGCTTGTTCAACTCTGGCATAGTCTTCTAGTAGATACTCATATCCTTCATTATAATTTTTTACATCTTTTTCATTCTGTCTCCAATAATCTTGGATGTAAGTATGAATAGACTCATTTGAATTAATAACAGTATTCAAATTTAGTTCAGGCAATTCAATATATTCATTTGGTTGTGCTTCATCATTAACTAAATCTTTGATTGCTTTTGCTAATGCTGTATCAGTTCTAACTTTAGGTTCTGAATCCTGCTCAGGAGGACCACTTGCTTCATTTCCTGCTACACTCTCAGTAATATCATCATACTCTGTATCATCTTCTCCTAAGTCAGGACGACCAGATTTTGGATTTCCTTCTCCTTCTTCATCAGTATCATTATCCAACTGATCTTCATTATATGATTCAAAGACATCCTCATTCATATCATCACCATCACTATTATTTCCTTGCATCTTCATCATCGCTTCAAATTCTTCTTCTTCCTCCTTCTGCTTTGCTTCTTGCTCTGCAAGTTCTTGCTTACAGTAGTTGTATAACATCTCTGCTGCATCTTCTGCATCTTCAAAAGTCTCTGCATTAAAAGTTGCATCAACAATCTTTTGCTCTTCCTCATTAAATTGAATACCCATAAAAGGACCAATTTTAAAGTGAAGATTGATTCTATCTGCAAGATTCATCTCATCAATATTAACACCAGCAAGATCAAAGAAGTCATCCTTATATAATTGATTATAACCACCATAAAATGTTTTAGGAAGACCTTCGTACTTACGCTTCATCAATTTTTCAATACGAGCATCTTCTGTAACATTAAGGAATGTCTGAGGAATACCTTTTCTTGGATCTCTATTAGGTGTGAATAGTGCATGCCCTACTTCATGAGCAACTAACATATCATATACACTCTCTTCTGCATCCCACATTGGTAGAGTCAAGACACGAGTCTCAACATTGAACATTGCAGTCTCTACTTGCTTGTTCTCTATGATAAGATCTTCAGTAGCAAGTAGTTTTGCTAGTTGACCTTTGATCTCTAGATTAACTGTTTTGTTCATGTGTCTCCTTTATATGTACACATTATAAAACCCCTTCCGTGGGGAAGAGGTGTTAAGTAGACGCTTTTTTAACTGTCTACGTCTTTCTCTTGCACTACGCAACGCTTGAGGTTTAAGCGTTCGCTTCGGTTCTTTGCCCGAATTGTGCTGCCAGTTAGGTAATTTCATCGAACTTTTTAAGTGAGTCCTTAAGATTGGATGAACAATCAGGAGGTTCAGGTTCTACTATACCATGAATCTTCTTCCATTTGTTGTACAATGCACCTAATATCCATGACTGAGATAAACTCTTAGGCCCATTCTCAAGTAGTTCAAGGTATTTTTTGTTACTGGTGTAACCCTTGTACTCTTCTCTCCAATTGGAATCATCATAGGGTTTGTCCATTAATCCAATCCTCCAGATCTACAGTTGGTCTCCAACCAAAGATTAACCTGAGTAAAGTATTCTGTGCAAGTGTTTCTCTTGCTTCACCAGTTCTCTCTGGAATATGTGTGATCCTATTATCTAGGCATGTGACCATTCTTGCAACTTGATTAACAGAATAGTTTGTGCCATTACCTACATTATAAACTTCTCCATAATCCTCATCTTTAATATCAGTAACAGCAGCAAGATAATTTGCATGAACTACATCAGACACATGTGTAAAATCTCTACGTTGTTCACCATCACCAACAACAGTTAACTTCTCACCTGCTGCTCTTTGACGTAAGAATATACCAATAACAGGAGCATACTGTCCTCTTAGTGGTTGACGCTCACCATAGACATTAAAGTATCTAAAGATAACAGTCTTAAGACCAAATAGATCAGTGTACATCTTGCACAACTTCTCACCAGCAACCTTAGATACGGAATAAGGATTTAAACAATCCTCTGGATTACACTCAGCATTTGGTGTCTTACCCATACCATAAGCAGATGATGTAGATGAATACATTACCTTCTTCACACCTGCTTCTCTAGAACATTGTAAGACTGTTGTAGTACCTACACAGTTAATCTCAACTGCTTTTATAGGATTCTTAATTGCTGGTTGAATTCTTGCTTCTGCTGCAATATGGAATACGTAATCAACACCATCATATAATGGTCGTGTATTCTCATAATCACAGATATCAAACTTATGATTCTCTGCTTTATCATTCCAGTAGAACTGGTCATGAGCATCAGAATACTCATTATCAATTACAACTACCTCATGCCCTTCTGCAAGAAGTTTATCTACGAGGTTTGATCCTATGAATCCTGCTCCTCCTGTTACTAATGATCTTGTCATGAT